TAAAAATTTGAGAATCTGATTCAATGTAAAATGTTCGCAAAAATTTGTAATTGGGTTGTGTATCCCAAAGAATAATTTTGGATCTGACTGAAAGTTTTTCCAAGATTTTAGAATTGACTCCATAAGTCTGAAAAACAATTTTCTTTTTGAATGTTTGAATACGCATAGATTTAATGTGCATAATCTTTTCAATTTCATTCAAATCCAAATTTATTCCTTGAGAAACAAAAGGAATACCACTCTGAGGAACCAAATTGATTCGAGTAGCATAAAAAGGTGGAAATTCTGCACAAGTTTTAACAATCATACAACCAGCTCTAACAAACTCTGACCATTCACCAAAACTTCCAGAATGATGTGCAGAAACACAATGATTGTTACATGCTTCAACAGTTTTAAAAAAACGACAACTTGAAGCATAAACTTTGTCTTCTTGGGTAATACCATTAGCATTAAGACATGCTAGACATTGAATTGGGCGATCAAGAATTGTACAAGAATGTTTTTTGTACAAATATGCACCACAATAACATTTAACAGATTGTTCAGGTGGAAAATAAGAACAACAATGAGAATGATTGTAATGATTTCTCAAATGTTTCATAGATTGACATCTAACTTTGCAATGAGCACAGGTAAAACACATAACTCCAAGGGAGGTATTATAATTTTCTGTAATAACTTCCATTGTAAATAACTTTTAAATAACTTTTGGGAACGCACAACTTTATCACTTATAGCTTACTTTTTAATATCATAAAATTTTCATTTTTAAAAATTCCCTTCGACCTCAATTTTAGGAAATATATTTATAACAATACGCCATAGGGTTTAACCATTATTTTTTTTTATTTTTAAGTTTTTATGATGTTCCTATGAACCTATATTATTATAATAAAATTCATTTCTTCAAATATGTGCCTAAAGCCTGCAGGGTTGACGGCTTGGAATAGCGGGTATATAGTAGAAGAAGGTTAATAAGCATTTAAAATTTAAGTAATTCCCACAATCCGCGTAAACTTACTAATTCCTCAGAGTTTTCAGCGATACTTCATAGGTACCTATAAATAAATTTTGACAGTTATTTGAGATATATACTAAGGGGCTTTTCACGTATATATTTCTACAATATAAATAAACATATTTAAAATTAAAATTAGGTTTTTAAAAAGGGTCCATTTAAAGATAGGGATCTATAAAAGTTCCTTTAAAGATAGGGATCTTTCCTTTAAGGATAGGGATCCTAAAATTGTATGTATTTCATAAAATTGAAA